AGCAAAATAAAACCCCTAATCCGAAGGGTGCGGAAAAATCGGATGACCAAGATTTTGAGTTTGAATATTTCAGCCATTTCGTATCGGATGGAAAAGGCAAATTCATTGAAATACCGTTAAGAAGAGGAAGGGATGACGGCGCATTTATTGACCAAATCACTTTCACAATTCACGAAGACAGTTTGCCGAAAGTAACAGGTAAAGGATTGGTATCCGATACTGAATTTGTTGTGAAGTATAGCGAGTTGTTAGAAGAAATTTTCGGTTTTGGCATTACACAAAAATTACCGTTCAAAGGAAAGTTTTTCTATAAAAGCTGTTACCAACTAGGCCCGGATAACGTTGAATATGGAAAAGTTCATTATGGCGGTCAGCGAGAAACAATGTTGGTTGAATTGAATGGTACAGGTTGTCAGGCTGCTATACCCGGTTGGGAAAACCGACTGTATGAGTTTTTAAGTAAGTGCATTCGTCCAAAAATTACCCGTGTTGATGTGGCCCATGATTTTTTTAACGGCGAATACACACCCGATCAAGCATTACTTGATCATGACAACGGGCATTTTGACGTTCATAACATGAGGCCTAAAAGCGAATGCCGAGGTACTGCATGGCGCAATGATGATGGTAGTGGCAAAACCTTTTATGTAGGCAAACGCGGAAATTCTAAATTCACTCGCGTTTATGAGAAAGGAAAACAATTTGGCGATGTTAACAGTCCTTGGGTCAGGTTTGAAACTGAATTTCGGGCGGGCGATATAGAAATTCCCTTAGATGTTTTGCTTTATCCCGGTTCGTATCTTGGTGGTGCTTATCCGATATGTACGGCGATATTCAAAACAGAAGCCAAGCGGATGGATGCCAAGACAGAAACAGTAAATCTATCTTTCGATCATAAACTGTTTCATGCGCGTAATCAGGTTGGAAAAATGGTTAATTTCCTACGCGATATAGGCTGGGATGATACAAAAATCGTCGATGAACTTGTAAAAGGCATTGAAGGTTATCCCAAAGGTTTACAACCTGAACAATACGACTGTAGAGATCAGACACAAAAGATTCAGTACATACACGAAGAGCAAAAAGAAATTGATGATTTGAACATGCAAACATTACTTGATGATTTGCTTGATGAGAAAGAAACCGCATTCCCACAAGACAGGGAAAAACAACACATTAAAGACATCGAACTCGAAGAGAAAATTATTTCAAATTTTTTAAACAAGTAAAGGAAATTCAAAATGTTTGAGCAAAGCCAAGTAACCACGTATTCCGCAACCCTGTTGGGTGCAAAACAATTTAAAGGCGAAATCGACGGTAACAAAATCGATTCTTGCACAGTTTTGGTAGCCAGCCCAATGCCGTCAAACGGCAATGCCGTAGGCTTTACCGCAGCAAGCATGAAATTTGGCGATAGCCATAATTTCGATAAGCTGAAAAATCTTAAATTCCCATGCGCGGTTGATGTAACCGTATCAATGGAATCAACAGGTAAAGGCCTCGTTCCTAAATTGCTTGATTTCCAAGTTAAAGGCGCAGCGCCAAAAGCCTAAGAAAGGCTGAATCATGAGTAAGTATCAGCAAAAATTTATTGTTCAAGAACTGGAAAACCATGAATTCATCTATCCCGATCCATTCGGCGATATTGGTTTTACGCCAAACATTAAATCTGCCGGTCAATATGAAAGCTATGAAGACGCTTTCAGTTCGGCGATTGAAGAAATCGGCGGCGAATTTTTAATTTTCAGTTTTTATACAAAAGAAGATTAATTAAGTTTATGAGGCTCGGCGGGCGGTCTCTAAAACCTTCACATAGCCCGCAAACACATTTTTTTAAACATTTCGTTAAGGAAAACATCATGAAATTGATGAACACTTGCCGTAAATACGGCGCAAAACTGGCCGTTGTTGCCGCTGCTCCTCTGTCTTTCGCTACTCAAGCATTGGCCGAAGTACCTGAAAGCGTTAAAACCGATTTGGCTACTGCAAAGACTGACGCATTATCCGTTGCGGCCATCGTACTGGGTATTATCGCTTCAATCTTCGCTATCCAGCTGATCCGCCGCGTATTGCGCTAATTTGAAGCATGTTTCAGACGACCCCTTAAAGGTCGTCTGAATACTAATTGACATGAGTATTTAATAATGGGCTACCAAGTCGGAAATAATTGTTACGCAACCCGTCAGGATGCCGAAAACGTCTATTTCAGTTTAGTACCTCCCAAAATTGGCGATGACGGAAAGCTATATCAGTTTAATTTTACAAAGTTTGGCTGGAAATATGGGGAGCAGATTTTAAAAGCTGAATTGCCTGAATGTAACCCGATAGACAGCATGAAGGACGGATCCTATATAGGCTGGTCAGTAGTTGCCATCATGGCAGCGGTTTGGGGTATTAGGTTGATATGGCAGAAATTGAGATAGAACCATGATGGATTTTTATTTTTATCTTGGTGTGTTTGTTCCGGTCGTGGTGGGCTGGATGATTTTTAAATGACGTGGCTATATAATCTAACTTTCAGCAAAAATTACGAAAGTTAGCATTATGTTAGAAAAGCATGAAAAGGATTTTTTCTATATTACTGAATCTGAATTAGATGAATTATCTAAATTCTATTTAGAAAAACCTTTATCTTATGTATTTTATTCATATTTAAAAGAAACTGGATATTTAAAAAAATTCTCTTTGGATAAGTGTCAGAATTTTTTTAATAGAATAAATTTCAATAATGCGAGTTTTGAAGTTTTATTTAAAGATGATTCAGTTTTCACTATTGGAAATGGTGAAATAAATGTTACGGGTTTTGACGATAATTTTTCTATTAGGTTTGAGCTTTGAATCTTTTGCTGGCGATTTGCAAGTTAGAAATGGTAAATTAGCCTATCCTTTGACTGAAAAATTTAATGAAAATGGTTTCAGATCTTGGAAAATTATTGGTGGTGGAATTGACCAAGAGTATCAGTCTAGATTTGACAAATCACTACACGTCCGCGAAGCCTCCACAGGTCTGCGCTCCGCCTCAACCGTACCAGTAACCATAGAACAAAAAGTATCCCGTTCTACAGTCCTAAAAAACCTCCTCTCAAAAGCCCGTGTTGGCGGTAAATTCGCAAGAGTAGGCGGCGGTCCTGTCGGTTTTGCAGTATCTACCGCTGCTTTTTATCTCGTAGATGCAGCCTTAAGCAAAGAAGGCTATGAATATAATACAGACCATGAAAACTTCGGCAAGACAGAACCAAATTATGGCTATTGCGTTTCGGCATTAAATTCTAATTATTGCACTGAATACCGCATAGAAACAAAAAAAGATTATTGGCAGGAAGGCGCAGCCAATAATGAAAAATTGAAAAAAGCAATGTGTAATCTTGCTTATGCAAAAGGCCTTTTTTTTAATCCTGTGCCTTTTACGCCTGAAGAGATACGCGTCGAAGGTAATTGGTGTGTTGCTTATAAAAAAAGTGAAAATGGCGAAACAAAGCCCTCGGTTTTAATGTCGACTATTAGTTACGTCAAATATAAAGGCAAATTTTCGCCTATTTCGCAATCAGAATTTGACCGCATTATCGGCCCTAAAGCCGATTCCTCCCCGTCTCAATACGTTAACGCAACCGCCAACGAAGACGGCAGCATTCCGGGTGAATCGCAAAGCACGCTGACCGTGCCTAACGGCACAGTCATCACACTTGGCCCGGCAACAGGGCAAGACGGAAGACCATTTCAAATAACCATCAGCTTTACGACAGGGTCAGACGGCAACACAAGCGCGAAAGTAACCACAACCCCGCGCCCCGATCTTACACCTGGCGGATCTGAAGCACCTAATACCAAGCCTGATCCAGATCCTAATCCTAATCCCGATGGAAAGCCCGATAAAAAACCTGATGATAAACCCGATTCAGATGATAAGCCTGATAAACGCCCGGATGATAAACCTGATCCGGATGATGGCCCATCTGATAAAGATAAAAGAAAAGAAGATAAAAAAGATGACAAGAAAGAAGAATCAAAAGGCTTACTTTGTAATGTTTTCCCTGACATATTAGCCTGTTCAGAAAAAGGCGATGTAGAGGAACAAGAAGAACCTTTCAAAATTCCTCATACAAATAACGAAACAACATTTAGCCCCGATTTCTTCCTACCCGATAATGGTGTTTGCCCTGCTCCAAGAACTGCAACCTATTTGGGTATAACCATGGAATTTAAATATGACATGATTTGTAATTTTGCCCAAATGATACGCTTCCTTGTGATTGGTATCGCTGCGGTAGCAGCAGCATTTATCATGTTTTCAAGTAGAAAGGACTAAAGCATGAAAGCTGCGTTTTTCGCCATATTACAAAGGCTATTAACCTATATTGTTGCAAAAGTATTTATTGCCCTTGGCATTAGTTTTGTAACCTTTACAGGTTTTACAGTTGGATTAGGTTTTATAAAAGACTACGTAAAAAATCAGTTCAACTCAATGCCATCAGACATTCTTCAAATTGTCATGATGGCAGGTTTCGGCCATGCATTAGGTCTGATATTCGGTGCATTTGCATTTAACGTTGCTATGCAAAGTATCAGCAAACTGTCATTTATTCCTGGGGGAAAAGCTAAATGATTATTTTACAAACGGGCGTTCCGGGTAGCGGCAAGACTAGCTCTATCGTCAATATGTTGATGACAGATGAAAGTTACACCCACTTCACCGACAAAGACGGCGTAAAGAAAAAACGTCCATTGTTCGTTAACGGCATACCGGAACTTAAGATAGAACATGAAGAACTTACAGATGAACAAATTAAAGAGAAGCCTTTTCAAGACTTCCTCCCTTATGGCTCGCTCGTCATCATAGACGAAGCGCAAAGGCTGATGGGTACACGTTCCGCCGCTTCAAAAGTGCCTCCATTTATAGAAGCTTTAGCATTACATAGACATCATGGCTTAGACATCGTATTAATCACGCAACATCCAAGTTTTCTTGATAGTTTCGTAAGAAAGCTTGTTCAAAGGCATATGCATGTATCCATTAAGCCGGTAGGACGTAAACTCTATGAATGGAATGAATGTGTAGATCAGCCTGATAGCAGTGTGAATATCGCTAGGGCAATCGAAAGAACGTTTGTAGTTCCTAAAAAGTCTTTTGGTATGTATAAATCCGCCGAGGTGCATACTAAGCCTAAAAGACGTATCCCCAAAAGTCTTATATTCGTAGCATTGTTTTTACCTTTATTAATTGGTTTTGCCGTTTATACCATTAATGGAATGAGTAAACGATTTAACCAAGAGGAAAAACAACAGACAGCGGCATTGACTACATCAGATACAACAGATGAAGCTACAACGTCAGAAAGTAGTACACCGCCTCAACCGACTACGACTAGTAGTTTAAAGCCTGAAGATTTTGTACCTACTCTAGCCGAAAAACCTGAAAGCAAACCCATTTATGACAATGTAAGACAAGTTAAAACCTTTGAATACATCGCTGGTTGCGTTGAAGGCGGTAATACTGGCTGTACTTGTTACAGTGCCCAAGGCACGCCGCTGAAAGAAGTTACTAAAGCCATGTGCAAGGATTACGTGAAAAACGGCCTTCCTTTTAACCCATATAAAGAGGAACAGCACACCGTTCAACAGCCACAAACAGCACCGCAGACAGCCTACACGCCTGAAAACGGTCAAGTGCTTACAATGGGCGGTAAAAGCCCTCAAAACCTGATGTATGACGGCTATGTTGAAGCAGGCGAAACAACGGGATTCCAAAACGGTGCAAAGGTCGGCAGTTAAGAGATATTTATTTAATTGTTGATGTAGCCTAAGCGGAATCAACGGTTA